GCGCCCTAGTTTCAAGACCTGCCGCAGTCTGGTTTTTTGTATGGATGTCACCTTCAACGATTTCTCTAGCATACTGCTCATCCTTCATATAGTGTGCCAACATTCTTAACTCCAGCGATGCAGCGTCACAGCCAACCAGTTTATAGCCTTTCTCGACTATGAATAGGCTTCGACACTCAGCACCATACTCTGAGCCTACCGATGGCACCTGAGCCATATTAGGGCTACTATGTGTCATTCTGCCTGTGACTGCTCCGTTGGTGATGACCTTACCGTGAATCCTGTTGTCGTCAGATACACTTTCAATCCAGGACTCAACCATAGCCACCCTTTTCTGAATGAGTAAGTATTCAGCAATGGCTCTTGCTTCTGGTATATCAACTCCCGCCAGTGTAGATTCATCGACAATCACTTGGCCTTTCTCTGTTTTCTTTGTTGGCCTCCAGCCTTTCTCTTGGAGCCGCTTGGCGATTTGCTGCCTTGAGCCTGGGTTAAAGATTTCAACATCGTCTTTGAGTCTCTTTCCTGTTTTTTCACTTGTTCGCTCGGTAACGATTGGAGGAAAGATGCTCTGTAGGGATGTCTCAATTGATACCATTTTATCTTTAAGTCCTGCCAAAAGCACCATAGCGTTAGGCAGATCGAATCTAAAACCATTCCGCTCCTGCTTCGCAATGATAACTGCGACTTGGTGCTCAAGTTCGATGGAGTCTTGCGAGAATCCATATTGATCTTTCTCCTTTAATAAAGCGTTGTAGACTTTTTCCAGCACTTCAACATCACGGATGCAGTAGTCTTGCATCTCTTGTGACCAACCACTATCAAAGTCTTGGAAGTCAATCTTTTCTGTTCCTAGACTTGTTCCCCACGCTGCGAGGCTGTGACCGTTTTCTCGGTTTGGATTCATCAGCCTTGACATGACTAGGGTATCGATGCACATCGATGGAACTATCTTCGTATTCCATAGCCTGTTCAATATCGGGAAGTCGAAGCATATTCCGTTGTGCGCCACCAGTAAAGGTTTGTCCTCTAATGTTTTTAATAAAGTTTCTGCCTTGCGATGACATTCAACTACTCCGCTTCTTTGATCCTTTGTTACGCACAGGTGGATCTGGTTGTGATCCGTTGTCGTTTCTATGTCCAGGAATACTACCCGCCTCTGACCATCGGTTTTCATCTTCTGCCTTTTTCAGAATAGTACCGTCATCCATCAATACATACATCGTCATTACACCACTCTTATTGAGCACTGTCGATACGCTGACTGGATTCATTTTGCCAGTTCCTGTTCAATCAGTCTAGCAAACTCGATGATCTTCTTGTCGCCAGAGATGGCATAGCCAGCAACGAAGACCTTTGATGCGCCTGTCTCTTTGGCTAATTGCAGAATCCGTTCATCTGTTAATTCAACAGAACTGCTTTTCAGTCCGGCAACATATTCATCCAATTGCTCTTTGGTTTTGATGTGATCTAGAGGATTAAATTCTTCAAAGCCCTCTAGTTTAACATCATAGGGGACACCACTAACCTTCGGCATAAGACCTCCATAGTGCGAAGATAACTACAGTTAAAAGAAATAGAACGAAAATGGCTGCATCTTGGGCGTGTAGGTGTGCCAATTGTTGAATCCAATAAGTTTTCATGTGCTCACCTTAGCAGCAAGATAGAGTCCAACATTCCCGATTGAATAGCCAACAAAAGCAATCCCAAGACCAATGTTACCACGCCAAAGTAAATCAGCAGCCACAATCGCATACACAACTCCTATAATCGCTATTAGGGTAGCACTCATGCTGCCTTTTTGAGCGCCTCGATTGACTTCTCAAGAGTCTTGACGACTAGGTCACGCTGCTTGTTATACAGCGTATCAAAGCCTTTTGAGGAAGACCTGATCTCAATAAACTCTTTGACGATGTCCTTCATCGAAAACTTCTGATTGACGATGGGGTCATCACCGTTACCTAGAAAGATTGAACACTCCAGGTAGCCATCGTCATCAAAGCCGATGTAGTTATCCAATTTTAGTTTCACTTCCGACTGTTTCATAAAACTCTCCAATGTTGATTAAGGTTTTTCTTGCCTGCTCACGGATTTCCTGAGTCACTGCCCATCCAAAATATTCAGGATGCAGCAGTTCTCTCAGAAACTTTACACAGACCTTGACTCGTGCCTCTTCATCGTCACGCTGCTCTGTCAAAGTCCGAATCTCTTCATGCAACTGATCAATCTCTTTATCCTTCTCTTCAAGATAAACATTGACCTTCGCTGATGACCAATTCTCAATCATTTTAATCCCCTGATGATGGATGCCACGAATGCGATTATACCGATGATTACTGGTGATGTCATCCGTTCTTCTCCTTTAGTTTGGCTTCGATGGTTACTGCATCAGCATCACGACAGTCATAAGCCATGCAGCCACGCTCCCAACAACCACGATCTACAATAAAAGGTTCTTGTTTCGGTTGCGCTAGTGCTGGCGGTGCGGTGTAGAGTGGCCCATCAGTAGGCTTATTAAACCATTTTATTGAAGGACATTTTCGCCAATCACCATCAATGGCGGGTTCAATAGTTACATACGCCACAGGCTCTTGTTTCGGTTGCGCTAGTGCTTGGCGTAGTTCTCTTAACTCGCCTTCGTAGGCTTCGATTTCTAGATTCATAGTGATGACTCATTGATTTCTGTCATGCGTCCAGTGTATTTATCATAGAGCACGGCACAGGCTTTACCTGTCTCGCCACTGTATCGATTTTTAATCACTCGCACTCTAGTCGTGTTCCTCTCAATTGGATCCTCGTGTTGAGCAGCACGTTCTAATCCTAGCACCATATCTGCCAATTGTCCAATGCTACCAGATCCACGCAATTGATTCAAGGATGTCGCTGCTCCTTCTTCGTGGCCTTTGCCATCCGGCCTCTTCAGGTGAGACACAACAAACAGGGACACACCAGTCTCTTGCACGATCATCCGCAGTTTAGTCATGATCTCATCCAGGGCTTTGCGTTCATCAGAGTGATCCTGAGCAGAAACCACAATGCTCACATGGTCTAAGAGAATATAACGGCAATTAAGGCCACGAGCAAAGTAGCGAACCCGATTGATAATGTTATCGATAGCAGTGCTACCAAAGCAATCATAAAAATAGAGTCTGTTAGATCCGAGTGTTTTGTCAAATGCCTCTCGCTTTTCTCTATCATCTGCTTCCACCTCCGATAAGTGTAACGGCTTGTTGATCGCCAGCGACATCAGCGAGAGTGCAGTCCTCTTTACTGACTCTTCCAAGAACATAATGCCGATGTTTTCTTTAGTCTCGCACAACAACTGCCAAATAATCTCACGCATAAACTGCGACTTGCCAAGACCAGAGCCAGCAGTGACCACCACCAATTCTTGCTGCCTGATGCCACCAGTGACGATATTTAGGCCGGCATAAGGATAGTGTGCCTGCGCCTTCGGTAGCGGCTCCATCACCAGTTCAAACAGGTCAACACCAGCGATAATGCCATCAGGCACAAACTGCTCTGCTGCCCACCACGCTTTCACAAAATCGGCAGATTTGTTATCACTAAGATAATCGCAGGCGTCTTTATAGCCTTGGCCCATCTTGACGATCTTGACTTTGCTGCCAAACAACTCAGCGACACCAGCCGCAGCCTCTCTGCCTGGGTCATCAGAATCAAAGGCTAACACAATGTTGTCAAAACTGTCAAGCCATTCATATTGTGCCTGACAATCTTTCACGGCAGAGGCAGCACCATTCTTGATCGACACTACAGGATACTTCGACCCCATCATCTGATACGCAGCCAAGGCATCAAGTTCGCCTTCGACAATGGTCACAAACTTACCACCTTTGTTCCACATCGCTTGTCCGAACAAGACTGCATCCTTGATGTTTCCCTGCGATCTAAATGACTTGTCAGTCACTACTCTGATCTTGTGTGCGATGTCTTTGCCGGCAGCATCAGTGTAAGGATAATAATGCTCTGTCCCTGATTGCCTGACACCATACGCTTCACAAGTGGCTTTGGTGATACCACGCTCAGGTATGCTCAGGAAATCCCCGCCAAGGGGTCTAATTTGGCCTACAACGGCTTTGTTGGTCATGGGTAATACCTTACCTCCA